GTTTGATGCAGAGTTCGATTATGGAACTGCATACAATCCAATTAAATTGAAGGGACTTGCAACTGGAGACTTTGCAGTCTTTGATAACACTGGTCAATCTACATTGAATATTGTTGCAAATGAGAATGTTCCACTTGAGGGTAACTACACTCTGACTGGATCGTTTGTGAGTACACATTCATACACTGCATCTATCAATAAGGATGGATACAATGGTAAGGTGACTTTCACTGCATCATAGAACTTTGTTTGATGGTTAATTGATAGGGAGTGGTTTCGGCCACTCCTATATCAACAAAAGAATTGAGATGGGATTTGATATCATGCAGACAATACTCGGCCAGAAGTTAAACCTTGTTAGTATAGGTTTATCGAGCAAGGTGATATGGTTATCTGTAATGAGAAAACAAACATTGAAAACATTCATCCTGGACATGATCAAGGAAGATCAATTGTTTGACAAAGGAGTTGACGAGGATGGAGATGTGATCGGAACGTATTCAGAGTTCACAGAGAAGATCAGTCCAGAGAAGGTGGCTGGTACTCATTACACTCTCAAAGACACTGGAGCATTCTTTGATTCTTTTTACATTGATGTCTTTCCGACATACTTTGAAATCAATGCAAACCCAATCAAAACAGATCAAGATGGAGACACAGAAAATCTATTCTACAAATATGGTGAAGGTATTATGGGACTCACTAATGAGTCGATGGAAAAACTCTCAAGAGAAATCCTTAGACTCTATCAAATCGAAGTCAGAAGATTCCTCAAGATGTGAGGGATACTATATGAGTATCGATGTGCTACCATTACACAACTGGATCAAGTGTTCAGAAGGTGAACTGATATATTGCCGAATAGATAGCCAGGTGGGATCTGAAAAAAACGATCATCAAGTTTGGGATGTCATATACGATGACTACCTCAAAAAGAATGGACTCAACAAGATGTATGAAAAGATGTTGAAGACCATGATCAAGAAAGCAAAAGCCGAGCTCGAATTTTGTATAACTGGAGACAGATTCAAATTGACAGAGGCCGAGATGCAAGAAACAAAACTAGAAACCATGTTGTCCAACAAGGGATCTGGAATGACGATAAGTCAAACACTGATTCACCTCAGTAAATGGATAGGCCACTGGCTCAATCCTAAAAACATTACCACTCAAGAATACTTTGACCTCTTGAGTGAATTTGAGAAACATAACAAACCGAATAACAATGGCCAAGAAAATAAGTAGCAGAGACATATTCTCACAAGAGGATATCTTCAAAGGCATCAGAGATAGTGCAAAGCAAACCATCAAGATGATGAATGATCTTCAGAAGGAGGTCACTGAAACTGCTAACGCATTGAAAAAGTCTATTGGTGGTGCAAAGTTTGACTCTGCAAAAGCCATCAAGAATGTTGTTGATGTAACTCAAAAAGCCAACAAACTAAAAAAAGAATCGATCCAGATTGACAAACTCAAGAAGGATGCAATGATCAAGGAGGCGAAGGCACTCCAAGAGATTGAAAAAATAGAACAACAGAAACTCAAGACTCAGTCTCAGAAGATGCGTAATGACAAGCAAGAGAGACAAGAGAAGGAGAGGATAGCGAAAGCCAATGCAAGAGCAGTAAAGACTGCAAACGATGAAGCAAACGCATACAAGAAACTCGCAAAGAACACCAGAGATCTTAAGAATGAATCCAAGAGACTCGGTGCAGAGATGTTGCTACTGGAACAATCTGGAAAGAAAAACACAAAGGCATATAGAGATCTGAGTAACCAATACAGAAGAGTAACCGTATCGGCAAAACAAGGAGACAAGGCACTCAAGAAACTTGACAAGTCTGTTGGTGACAACTTCAGAAATGTCGGAAACTACAAGGATGCGATCAGAGGCCTGGTCGGTGTACTTGGGACACTCGGTGCTGGTGTGGGACTTGGTCAGATCTTTAGGAATGTCACTGGAGTCATGATGGACTTCGATCAAGCACAAGCCGATCTGACTGCGATCTCTGGAAAGACAAAGGAGGAACTTGCTGGACTTACACAACAAGCAAAAGATCTCGGTGCAACAACTCAGTTCACTGCAACTCAGATCACAGAGATGCAAATCGAACTTGCAAAACTTGGATTTACTACTGATGAGATAACTGCATCTACTGAGGCAGTATCAAAGTTTGCATCGGCAACTGGATCAGACATGGCCTCTGCCTCCAAAGTGGCTGGAGCAACATTGAGAGCATTCCAATTAGATGCATCAGAGATGGAGAGAGTGGTTTCTACATTGGGAGTGTCCACAACAAAGTCGGCACTTTCATTCAGTACATTTGAGACTGCAATGTCTACCATTGCACCAGTCGCTTCGACTTTTGGTTTTGGAGTCGAGGATACCACTGCTTTATTGGCTCAACTTGCAGACTCTGGATTTGATGCCTCATCATCTGCAACTGCAACCAGAAACATTCTTTTAAATCTTGCCGATGCAAATGGTGATCTTGCACAAGCATTAGGGAAGCCAGTCACCAACATTGAAGAACTTGCCGAAGGTCTTCAAGAATTAGATTCACGAGGGATAGATCTTGCCGAGACATTAGAATTAACCGACAAGAGATCGGTGGCCGCTTTTAACACATTCATTAAGGGATCTGGTGATCTTGTAGCATTTAGAGAATCGATCACAAATGTAAATGACGAGCTCACTGACATGGCCGAAAAGAAACTGGATTCAGTTCGTGGTCAAGTCACTCTTCTGGGATCGGCTTGGGAAGGATTTATTCTGGGAATAAACGATGCTACTGGATCAAGTGAAGCATTGAAAGACATCATCGGATTCTTGGCCAGAAATTTAAGTCAGATTATGAGTATACTGGGCAAGGTTATTCGTGCTTTTGTTGTTTATAAAAGCACAATGATTGCATTGAAAGGAGTTCAGTTTCTACTTAATGGTGGATTCCAAACAATGTTAACAAACCTGGCCAAACAGATACCAATGACCAGAGCATATAGAATGGAGCAGATACAACTTGCAAGAGCAACTAAAGGAACTGCACAAGCCACTAAAGGTTTGGGAACTGCTATGGGAGGACTGCCCTTGATGATAATAATAGGTCTTGTCATTGAGTTAGTTTCTTTGTACACTGAATTAGGGACTGCAACTGGCAGAGTGGCTATACAACAAGAGAAACTAAATAAAGCCAACGAGCAAGGTCAGAAATTAGCACAAGAAAAAATTGATCAGAACAAAACTGAACTTGAGCAAAAAGCCAAAGCACTCAACATGAGGATACGAGAGGAGAAAATTGGTAAGTCTGATGCCGAAAAAGATAAACTGGAGATACAAAGATTAGACGAACTGAACAAGTTATATGATGAGTATGTAGGCAACCTAACTCAAAGCAAAAAGGAAAGAGCCAAAAACCTAATGAATTTAGATCTTGAACTTTCCAAAGTAGACACGAGAATAAAAGTCGGAAATAAAACAAATGGTGAGGCAGTCAAGACAATAGGTAAACTAAATGTCAAACGTGAAAAGGAACTAAGTGCATTAAAGACTATTAATACAGAGTTATCAAAAGCCAAAGACATTCTGGCCGAGTATAGTGTGCAACAAAAAGAAGCAACAGAAACTAATCCTATAACACCAAAGACGGTAAATAACACTAAAAAATTAAATACCGAGCTCAAGAAGACAAACGAATTTATTTCTGAACAAACGAAACTTTTACAACAACTTCAGAAAATAGAACAAGACAGAGACTTGTTAAGACAACAAAGAGACATTGACAAAGAGTTTGAAAAGCAAATCAAGAACATTGAAGACACTGGTAAGTTTGATGCAACACAACTGAATAAATTGATTGACGAGAAAGTAGCAACAGAAACCAGATACATAGAGCAAAGGACAGAACAATCTAAACAAGCCTTAAAGGATCAGTATGAGTTTGAACGTAAAGCCAGGCTACAAGCATTAAAGGATGATCGAGATGCCTTATTGAAAAAGGCCGAAGGTGATGAAGAAGCACAAGACAAAATTCGTACAAGTTTTAATACAAGATTAACAGAATTACAAAATCAAGAACTTGATCGACAAGCAGATCTTGACCTAAAACTTGAGGTCATGGAAGAGCAGAAAGTTAACAACATACTAAAAATAAAAGAAGACGGTTTTAAGTCATCTGAGGAGTTAGCAGAGCAGTTCAATGACAAACTTGAGGAGTTTGGTCAAAAAGAAATTGAACAAGCCAAGAGGACTCAAGAATCAATCAAGGAGATTGTTAAAGGATCGGCAGACTTTTTTGTCCAGCAATCACAAAGAAAGATTGAACAAATCAACAAAGAGATCAACAAGGCACAACAACAATTTGATTTTTTTAAACAACTTGCTATCAATGGAAACTTAGACGCAAAGGATAGTCTTGCAGAACAACAGAAGATCATTAATGAAGCAAACAAAAAGAAACTTCAAGAAGAAAAGAAACAACAACGAATCAGAATGGCCGAGTCTGTCTTCAATACTTATTCCAGCAAAGTAGAATCTGGAGCAAAGAATCCACTTGCAGAAACGATCAGAGACACCTCTTTGTTGTTGCAATTTATCAACTCGATACCGACATTCTTTGATGGTACTGAAGACACTGGATCTCATGGCCAGGGAGTAGATGGTCGAGGTGGTTTCCATGCAGTTCTACATCCCAATGAGAGAGTAGTTCCAAAGTCATTGAATCAACAGATCGGTGATCTTACAAATGAGGAACTCACCAACATTGCAGTGGACTACAAGAATGGTCGAGTAGTTGAAGGTGCGACACAGATGAGATCTTCGATGGATCTGGCCATCTTGGTCAATGAATTGTCAGACATCAAGAGAACTATCGAGAACAAGCCAGAGACAAACATCGAGCTCGGTGAGATCACTCAGTCAATGATGGAGGTGGTGAAGTCAACCAAGAAAGGAAACACGATTGTATACAACAGATTCAAAATAAAAAAATAGATGAGACACTTTCTAAATGGGATAGAGATTGCACCAAAGAACTTGACTGACATCGGAGTGGTTTCGACATTCACAGATGATCCAGATATCTTGTCTT